CCAGTTTTCCCATAAACGCCACCAAAAATTGAAAATTTGGCACCAAAAAGTAGCAAATTTACCCAACCATAGGTGAATAAATGGGAGACCGAGGCCGGCAATCCAGCCAAGACCTTGCGACCACCGCAAAACAGAATCTTGTAGTACATCAAAGGCCGGAACCACTGCCAGAATTGACCCCGGATCAGGCTGCAGAGTGGCGGGCCATCGTGGGCCGGCTTCCGGCTGATTGGTTCCCCCGCGAAACTTGGGCCATGCTCGCCCAATATTGTCGCCACGTTGTTGCCTCCAACCGAATAGCCCAACTGATTCAACAGATGGAGGAAGGGCTCAGTACGATGGTGCTGAACACGACCGCGCCGGTTGATGATGATGACGACGAATGTGCCGGCTTCAGCCTGAAGGCATACGACAAGCTGCTCGGTATGCAGGAGCGCGAAGGCAGGGCCATGTCTTCCCTAGCCACCCGGATGCGAATGACGCAGCAGTCTACCTTCGACAAAGAGCGCAAGAAGGGCAAGGCCGGCAAGAAGCCGTGGGAAATGTAGTTGGCCGCCTCAAAGTGCAAAGCCTGCAGCAAGCGGGCGGTCAAGGCGTGGGCAGGACATTGCTCCCGGTCATGCCGAAATATCGCATGGATTGAAACGCACTGCGTCGTCCCTGATGGGAAAGACGTAGGCAAGCCGGTAGTGCTGCGCCCTTGGCAGAAGGCAATCATCAAGGGCATATACGACACGCCGACCCGTCGCGCCATTATCTCGGTGGGCCGCAAGAACGCCAAAACGGCGATTTCGGCCATGCTGCTGCTGCTGCACTTGTGCGGTGCAGAGGCACGGGCAAACTCTCAGTTATTCTCGACCGCCCTGTCGCGTGACCAGGCGGCCATCATTTTCAACCTCGCCGCCAAGATGGTGAGGCAGTCGGCCAGCCTGTTCGAGTTCGTGACTGTGCGCGAAACGATCAAGGAGCTGGCCTGCCCCGGATTGGGCACGCTGTACAAGGCGTTGTCGGCTGACGCGGCCACATCGTTCGGCTTGTCGCCTGTGTTCATTGTTCATGATGAGCTGGGGCAGGTGAAAGGCCCGAGGCACCAGCTTTACGAAGCCCTTGAAACGGCAACCGGCGCACAAGAGGCTCCGCTGTCGATTGTCATCAGCACACAGGCCGCCACTGATGCGGATCTGCTGTCCATCCTGATTGACGACGCGAAGGGCGGGCACGACCCGAAAACAAAACTTTTTCTGTACACCGCTGACGAAAGCCTCGACCCGTTTTCCGAGGAGGCGATAAGGCAGGCAAACCCCGCCTTTGGTGATTTCCAGAACGCAGAAGAAACAATGGCGATGGCCGAGTCGGCCCGCCGCATGCCAGCGAGGGAAGCGGAATACCGCAACCTGATTCTTAACCAGCGAGTTGAGGCCAGCGCCCCGTTCGTTACCCGTTCCGTCTGGAATCTCGGCGGCGACACTGCTGACATGGGCGGCATTTTGTATGGCGGGCTCGACCTGTCAGAAGTGAACGACCTCACGGCATTGGTGTTGGTGTCGGTCAATCGCGGCATGTTCCACGCGAAACCGACCTTTTGGCTGCCTGAAGATGGGCTGGCCGAACGCGCAAGGCAAGACCGCGTACCGTATGACCTTTGGCACAAGCAGGGGCACTTACAAGTCACACCCGGCAAGTCGGTCGAGTACGAATACATCGCCAAGTTTCTTGCCAAGCTGTTTCAAGAACAGGATGTGCGAAAGATCGCATTTGACCGCTACAACATGCGACACCTTCGGCCCTGGTTGAAACAGGCCGGCCTGTCGGATGCGTTGATTGACGACCGCTTTCAAGACTTCGGGCAGGGCTTTGTGTCAATGAGCCCCGCCCTTCGGCACATGGAATCGCTATTGCTGAACGCCAAGATACGGCACGGCAACCACCCGATTTTGACCATGTGCGCGGCTAACGCTGTCGTCAAGTCGGACGAGGCGGGGAACCGCAAGCTGGACAAGCGCAGAAGCAGGGGGCGCATCGACGGCATGGTCGCGCTCACGATGGCCTGTGCGATTGCTGACGAACACCACGGCCAGCGGCAGATATTCCCCGTCAGCCGGCACTCAATAATCACTGACATTCGGGCATGAATCCAGAACTGAAGCGAATAGCCGGCATCCACGCGGACGCCGAGGGCTTGCTTGCGGCTGTATGGCTGGCTCACGACAAGATTGCTGACCTTGTGACCGTGTACGACTGCTGCATTTTCCGCTCTGAAGTGTTTGCCGTCATCGGCGAAGGACTGAATGCGCGAGGCCGCTGGATTCCGATTGCATGGGAAAACAAGGCCGAGGAAATCGGCAAAAAGCTGCAGGAGCGCGGCTGCAATTTGCTCCATGAGCCGGTGAAAGAAACCCCCGCGCTGGCAGAAGTGACCTCTCGCGAAATCTGGGAGCGCATGAGAACAGGCCGATTCAAGGTCGATAAACGGCTCGCGGAATGGCTCGACGAGTTCGACCTGTTCACCAAGCAAGAAGGAAAAATACCGGTTGATTCATCGCCGCTGATGGCCGCCACGCGCTATGCCATCGGCCAGCTTGCTTATGCAAGGCGATTGCAGTCACCGAGGAAAACAACCAGTTACCCAAAGGTGGCGATGATCTGATGAGCATCAAACTCGAACAGGAAGTAAAGACGCTGAAAGCGCAAGTTGAGCGACTGGAAAAACTTGTCGCCGCACTGCAACAGCCCCGCGAACAACTGAAAGTCCCGCCGAAGAAATCCTGATGCCGAAAATGACCGACCAAGAGCTGCTTGGCGTTGTTGATGCCGAGTTTGCTTCCGCTATGGGTATTGCTGGCGGCGAGATTTCCACCGAGCGCGCACGCGCATGGAAGTATTACCTGTCAGAGCCCATTGGAAATGAGGTAAATGGACAGAGCCAGGTAGTTACCTCAGATGTTGCGGAGGTTGTTGACGGCATCATGCCTTCGCTACTTCGCCTGTTCACCACAGCCGATAACCTCGTCAGCTTCGACCCGGTAGGGCCAGAGGATGAGGAAGTGGCCGCGCAAGAATCCGACTACGTAAATTACATTTTCTTCAAGCGCAACGACGCTTTCATGATCCTCTACACATGGTTTTTTGATGCCTTGGTGCAGAAAAACGGGATCGTCAAGGCGTGGTATGAAACGACCGAGAAAACGACCACGGAAAGCTATACCGGCCTGACACAAGAGGAGCTGTTTTCCCTGCTGTCCGACGAGGACGTCAAGCCGATAGAGCGAAGCGAGGACGTTGACGATAACGGGCAAGTCCTGCATGACATTGTGGTGCAGCGTACTTGTGATGAGGGTCGGTTCGTTGTCGAAAACGTCCCGCCTGATGAGTACCGCATATCGGGTGACTCTCGCGGGCTGAATCCTTCACAGGCGCGCATGGTGGGCCAGGAGCGAGAAGTTCGCCGCGCTGACTTGCTGTCAATGGGATTTGACCGGGCCATCGTCGAAAAACTCCCTTCTGTTGGCGCCAAGAATCGCAGCTCCGAGCAGTTGGCGCGCAACAACAAGACAGACGAAAACAGCGTCGATACTGCTGAATTCTGGAACCAGATGGTGCTGGTACGTGACGCCTACATCTTGGTTGATTACGAAGGCACTGGCCGATTAGAGCGCCGCAAGGTGATGACTGCCGGCAATGAAGTGCTGGAAAACGAGCCGGCAGATAGCCAGCCGTTCCATATCATCAGCGCCAAGCCGCTCCCGCATAAACATTTTGGTTCATGCCCTGCGGAAGCGGTCATGGATGTGCAGGAAGTCAGCACCACGCTGCTTAGGCAGACGCTCGACAACCTGTACCACTCGAACAACCCAGGCCACGCTATTGCAGAGCGCGGAATTGGCGATAACACGCTGGATGACCTGCTGACTCGCCGTGTTGGTGGTATTACCCGATTCGCTGGCAACCCGGCAGAAGTCTATATGCCGTTGACCGTTCCATTCACGGCTGGCGCCACCTTCCCGATGCTGGAATATTTCGACAAGGTTAAGCGAGACAGAACCGGCGTACATGCAGACAGCGACGGACTGAACCCCGACGCACTGAAAAATGTTCAACAGTCAGTGATGGGGCAGGCATTCGACATTTCGCGGCTGAAGATCGAGGCCATCGCACGAATCTTTGCCGAGACTGGCATCAAGTCCCTATTCCTTCACCTTCATGAGCTGATTCTGAAGCATCAGGACAAGAAGTCTGTCGTCAAACTTCGGAACCAGTGGGTTGAAGTTGACCCGACAAGCTGGCGCGACCGCTTCGACATGACCGTCAACATTGGGCTTGGTATCGGGTCCCGCGATCAGAACCGCCTCACGCTGGAAAGCATCAAACAAATCCAGTCTGAACTGGTGGCCGGTGGTGGGATGAATCTGCTGGTCACTCCGAAGAACCTTTACAACACCGCTGCCGAGTTCGTCAAAAACGCGCACCTGAAAGACCCGTCCAAATATTTCACCGATCCTGGCGACCAGAAAGCACCGCCGCCTTCGGATCAGCAGCAGCAGATGCAGAAACAGCAGCAAGACCTAATGCAGTACCAGCAGCAGCTTGACGCGAAGGCGCAGCAGCTCAAAGAGCAGCAAATTATGCTCGACCATCAGGTCGAACTGGCCAAGCTGAAAGAGGCGCAAGAGAAGCGCGAGGACGCCCTGATGGTTGCCATGCAGGGCCTGAAAAACGACTTGCTGGAAATTCACGCCAAATATGGAGCGGCTGCCGGTGGCTGACGAAGGAAAGTTACGAAAACAAGCTGACCGTGGCGCGAAGGCTTCCGCGCTACTTAAAAACGAATTACTGCAAGAGGCTTTCGACAAGATCGAGGCCGAATTGCTCACGGATTGGAAGTCCACAACCGGCGGCGACAGTCAGCGCCGGGAGGACGCATGGCGATCCTTCAAATTGCTGCAGAACCTCAAAGGAACACTGCACCGCGTTGTCATTGACGGCAATGCCGCAAGCAAACAACTACTGGCGATTAACGATAAACCCCCCATCCTCAAGAGGATATTTAGACAATGAGTGAAGCAGCTACTCCCACCACAGAGTCAGCACCACAAAAACCGAATTGGTCGCTTCTGGCATCGGAAGCATTCGGAGATCAGTACAAGGGCGAAGTAAAGACGCCGGAGCCTGAAAAGGCCGCTGAAACCCCGGATACCGCTCCCCCCAAGCCGGACGACACCGCACCTGACGAGCCCGAACAGGCGCCGGCAGAGGCGCAAGACAAGCAAGACACTGAAGTCCCCGTTACATCATTTGAAGAACTGGCGCAAAAGTTTGAACTTGACCCCGACTGGCTGAACACCCTCGCCATTCCGGTAAAGATCAACGGCGCCGAAGGCAAGGCAACACTCGCAGATCTCACGAAGTCCTACCAGACTTTCGAGGCCGCCGAGCAAAGACTGGCCGAAGTGAAAGAGAAGTCGAAAGCGGAAACGCAGCGGCTTCAGCAAGAGCGCGAACAGCTCAACGCCCACTACAGCGTTGTGGCTTCGCTGATCGACCACACCGAGAAGCTGATTACCAAGGATTTTGCCAACGTCAACTGGGATCAGTTGCGCGTACAAGACCCTGCGGAATTCTCGGCCAAGAAAGCAGAACTGACCGAACGACAGAACGAACTGGCCAACATGAAGCGGCAGGCCGTGGACTCTTACCAGAGCGCACAGGCAAAAGCCAAACAAGACGCAGACACCAACTTGCAGCAATACCTTGCGCAAGAGCGTGACGCGCTTCTTACCAAGTTGCCAGAGTGGAAAGACCCGGAAAAGGCGTCAGCCGAAAAGCGGGACATTGCCACGTATTTGATTGGTGCCGGATTCTCGAAAGAGGACATTTCCGCCGCCAATGACCACCGCATGATTTTGCTTGCTCGCAAGGCAATGCTTTACGACAAGGGCCAAAACAAGGCCGAAGTGGTCAAAAAGAAATTCACCAGCATCCCCAAGGTTTTGAAACCTGGGGCTCCCAAATCACCAGACCAAATCAACCAGCAGAAGATGGCTGAAGCGCAAGCTCGCCTCCGTAAATCAGGCTCTATTGAAGATGCCTTGGCTGTGTTGAGGTCTAAACAGAGGTAATTCGCAATGGCTCAACCCAGTGGCACGTTTGCAGTAAACGATATGGTCGGCGTCCGTGAGGATCTGACCGATGTAATCTATTCCATCAGCCCGATTGACACGCCCTTCCTGAGCATGGCCGCCCAGACCGAGGCTACCAACGTCACCCATGAATGGCAGATCATGGAATTGACCGCCGCCGCCACCAACTACGTGATCGAAGGCGACGACGCCACGACCGACGCTGGTGTCGCTACCGTCCGCCGCAGCAACCAGACCAACATTTCGGACAAGGTAGCCCGCGTCACTGGCACCGCCCGCTCCGTCAAAGCGGCAGGCCGTGGCGATGAAATGGACTACCAGATGCTCATCAAAGGCAAGGAGCTGAAGCGCGACATTGAAACCGTGCTGCTGGCCAACCAGGCCAAAGTGACCGGCGACGACACCACAGCCCGCAAAACGGCTGGCGTTTCTTCGTGGATTGCCACCAACGCCGACAAAGCCTCTGACGGCTCGAACCCGACCGGCGACGGCTCGGATGCTCGCACCAACGGCACCCAGCGCGCATTCACTGAAGATCAGGTTAAAACCGTGCTGCAGTTGATCGCAGAGCAGGGCGGCAACCCATCGGTATTGATGACTGGCACATTCAACCGTCAGATCGCCTCTACCTTCGTGGCTGGCAAAACTGTCATGCAGAAAGCCGAGGACGACAAGCTGCACGCGACCTTCAGCGTGTACGAGTCCGACTTCGGCCAGTTAAAGCTGGTATTCAACCGCTTCCAGCCGTCGCGTACCGCATTCATTCTCGACATGGATATGTGGGCAGTGGCCTTCTTGAAAGGCCGCAACATGCTGACCACTCCGTTGGCGAAAACTGGCGACACCGACCGTTCGCAGATCCTGGCCGAGTACGCGCTCGAAGCTCGCAACCAGAAAGCCAGCGGCGTCATTGCTGACCTGACCACTTCCTGATAGCACATCCACCCTTTAAAGCCCCTTCGGGGGCTTGTTTTATGGAGGTCAGAAATGACTGATTACATCATCGAATATGAAACGGCGATAGGTTCCAGCACTCTCGCGGATGCCGACCTTGTCCGCGTGTATGACTCCTCTGCGAAGGCGTACAGAAGCGCAACGATTGGAAACATCCGCGAGCTTCTGGCGTCGACGCCGGTAAACCTGACGGCCTCAACGCTGAGCCTCACTGCGGCAACGCATTCGGGCAAAACCGTTACGGTCAACAGGGCCGCCGGCTCAACCCTTACGCTCCCGGCCTCAACTGGTAGCGGGGCGCGTTTCCGCATCATCATCGGCACCACGCTGACTTCTGGCAGCCTGATTATTCAGGTAGCCAATTCAACGGACGTAATGCAGGGCCAGATACAAACCATGTCTGACGACCCCGCCACCGTTAAAGCATTCGCCACCGCAGCATCCAGCGACACCATCACCCTGAACCGCACTACTACCGGCGTCGGTACTGCTGGCGAGTGGTTACATATTGAGGACGTGGCCGCCGGATTCTGGTTTGTCTATGGCGTCACCACATCAACCGGCACCGAAGCGACACCGTTCTCGGCGGCTGTATAAGGAGGATAAATGGCTAACACCTATCCCAAAACCCCCGGCGCATCTACGCGCTATTTCACCGCATATCTCGCTGATGTTTCGGCGCCGAGCGTTGCTTACATCCGCCCCGGATTTCGCGGAAAGATCAAAAGCATATCCGGCGTGCTGGGTGGTGCCATCACCGGCACTAACTCGACCGTGACGACCAAGATCAACACGACTGCTGTCACTGGCGGCGCGTTGACCGTTGTGCAGTCTGGTTCCGCTGCTGGCGATGTGGCGACCGCAACACC